GATGACCACGCCACCGTAGCAACGGCTGACGCTCGCTACAGGAACCAACTAGCCACCAGCACGGTAATGACCCTACGAGAGGCTATCCGTGTCTCACAGACGCATATAGACGGTCTGAGGACACTTGCGGCGAATCACAGGACAGTTACGCCTTAGTGCCAAGACGAATCACCAAGAAAGTTTTGGAGTTACTCAAAGATGGGTGTCCACGATGCTCCATCGCTTATCGTGACCCACAACTTATTGAATCTTGTAAGGAGATAGGAGAACCTTGTTGGGACAAATGCCCTGTATGTAACCCCGAAAGATACCTTTAGCGGTATCCCCATTTATTGACCTGAGTTCGTCAAAAAACTGCGTGTATGGTTATTTCATACCGACCAGTTTGGAAGCGGGCGATGGAATCAGAACCAATCAGCACAGACGAAATGAGGCTCATAGCCTTAGAGGAAGGTCTGCGCTCTGCCATCTCCCTAGACAAACTTCGTCTAGCGATGCTGAACCAAGCGGTTGATTGGATTTGTGAACTGACCGACCTACCTATAATGGAAGTTCGGCGTGAAATCGCTTATCAAAAGGGTGGACAAGTGGCTCGCAACCTTGCTACTATCGAGGCTGTGAGGTCACTCGTCAAGAGCGACACCCACAACTAACCACCGTCAGACAATCCAACTGACACAACTGAATAGAAAGAAGGTACAGCGATGGCTGACACCAGTATTACCATTATCGGCAATATCACCAAAGACCCTGAGGTTCGATTTGCTCAGTCCGGCACGGCACTCACTTCGTTTAGCGTTGCGGTGAACAAGTCCAAGAAGAACAAGGACACGGGCGAGTGGGAGAACGAGCCTCACTTCTTTGACTGCGTAAGCATTGGAGACATGGCAGAAAACATTGCCAACTCTTTTGGCAAGGGCAACCGTGTCATTGTTCACGGCGAACTTCAGCAACGCCACTATCAGGCTCAGGACGGAACGGAAAAGACCAAGGTCGAACTGTTCGCCAATGAGGTTGGTGCTTCTGTGCGTTGGGCCACCCTTGACATTCAGCGCACCGAGCGCAAGGGTGGTGGCGGTTCAGCACCAGCCCCAGCCCCCAAGAAGTCTGATTTTGACGACAGAGTATACGACGACAGCCCCTTCTAAGCCCTGAACCCCTAGTGGGTCGGGAGCAACAGAACACGAGAGCCGTCACCTTTCGGGGTGGCGGTTTCTGTGTTTCTACCTTTAGTTGACATTCCCAAAGCATTGTAAGTAAATCTACTAATCTTACAAGTCGTGGACTTCCCCGATACTTCTCCCGACGATTTCGACAAGGACATCACCTCTGAACCATTTGGTCAGGGGGATTTCCTTATTCTGGCCTTTGCCGAACTCCATGAGAGTTTCCTCGCCATGGTGCAGGTTGGGTTTAGCGAGACACAGGCCCTCAAGTTCCTCGCCTACCTTTCCTCACAGCGTGGTGAAATAGATGGTTGACCTTGACGAATACTTTGGTAACGAGGATTTCCCCCTTGACTTGATTCCCATTGACTTTGATTTGGCAACCGCCATGCAACGCCCAGCATGGTTCGTAGATGCCAACTGCAAGACCGAAAACGCTTCACATTTGGAATTGTTCTACCCAGAGACGGGAACTCACGGCGGGAATCACCTTGCACCCGCTCGCAAGATTTGTATGAAGTGCCCTGTGCGTTACGAATGTTTGGAATATGGCCTAGATGAGCCTTGGGGTGTTTGGGGCGGTCATTCGCCAAGCCAACGCCGAAAACTCAGTTCCCTAGTGAAAAAGGGTAGTAGCCTTATTGAAGCAAGCGAAGCAATAGACGCACGGAGCCGAGATGCCAGATAACGCTGGGGAGAAAGAACCTCTCCCGCAATTGGATAACTTCAACGAACTCGGCGCTACGGGTCTGTGGCGCACGGGTGGATTCGTCATTGACGACATCCTGCCCCAACTTCGAGGCAGGCAATCTCTCACAGCCTACCGTGACATGGCTGAAAACGACCCCGTTATCGGGGCCATTCTTTTTGCCATCGAGCGTGTCATCCTTCAAGTGGACTGGCGTGTTGACCCCCACACCGACCCAACTGGTCAAACCCCCAACCTCAAAGACCAAGAGGCCGCCGACTTTGTGCAGGAGTGCATGGACGACATGAGCCACTCTTGGCACGAGTTGATGATTGCCATTACCTCATTTCTTGTTTACGGCTGGTCGTATTTTGAGATTGTCTATAAACAGCGCAAAGGGCCAGACCAAAAAGACCCATCTATGCGCTCCAAGTTCAACGACAACAAAATCGGGTGGCGCAAGATTGTTATGCGTGCCCAAGACAGCCTCTGGCAGTGGCAGTTTGATGAATCTGGTGGAATCAAGGCCATGGTGCAACGTGACCCCACGACGGGTCGCCTGAATGTTATTCCCATTGAGAAGTCGCTTCTGTTTCGCACCACTTCGGCTCGTGGAAACCCCGAAGGTCGTTCCGTTCTCCGTTCAGCATTCAAGGCTTGGTATTACAAGCGCCGTATTGAGGAATTTGAGGCCGTAGGTGTCGAGCGTGACCTCGCTGGTCTGCCTGTTGGCTATGTTCCTGCCGAATGGCTTGCGGCCGATGCTACCCCTGCTGAAAAGTCCTCTCTCTACGCCATGGAACGGATTGTCCGAGGCGTAAAGCGTAACGAGACTGAGGGCATCGTCTTGCCAATGATGTTTGATGAAAACGGCAAACAACTCATTGACTTCAAGTTGCTGAACTCAGGCGGTTCGAGGCAATTCAACACCGACCAAATCATCTCTCGCTACAACCAGCAGATTGCTATGACCTGTCTGGCTGACTTCATCATGCTGGGCCACGAGGCCGTAGGTTCCTTCGCTCTGGGCGCTTCCAAAGTAGACCTGTTCATGGCTGCGGTGGAATCGTGGATTCGCCTTATCGCCGAGGTATTCAACAGCCACGCCATTCCTCGCCTGATGTCACTTAACGGCTACGACACCGCCCACTGTCCCGTTCTCACATATGGTCAGGTCACACAGGTTGATTTGGTGGAACTTGGAACCTTCCTCACCAACCTTACGCAGTCACAACTGCTCACCCCCGACAACAACCTTGAGGACTTCCTCCGTGAACTCGCCGGTATGCCAGCGTTCCGCCCCGAGAACAATGGCGTTGCTGACAACACTCGTTATGGTGGAAACCAAATCCAACCCGACCAAGTGCAAGAAGACCACGGCAAGGCGTTTGTGGGCGCTGCGGGAACTGACAGCACAGTTGGCTCGCCACAAGGAAACACCAAGCCCACGGGCGTTCAGAACCCACAGGGCGGGCCAAACGACCAGAGCGGTGGTAGTGGAATCCAATCCGACATCTCTTCACAGGGATACCCCGGACAAACCGGACAGATTCCCCCTGCTGCTTATGGGCCGGTTAGAGATTCCACGGGTCAAAGTGGCCCGTTGACCAACAATCAAGGGCCTACATCGTGACCATTCGTATCCGAAAAATAAGAGCCTCTAAGCAAAAGGGTCAAGCCGTCATGCGCACTCGTTCTATTTCACCTGCTCCCAAACCTGCTGCTCGACCAAAGAGCAAGTAATAAAAACAACAGTTTTGGAAAGGGTGGGGTAGCATTTATTCCAGCGCACGAAGGAGCGACCCTGTGGAACAAGTGAACATTCTTGATGTCGTAACAGACATCTCTTTGAGTGACCTCATCGCCAACAAGTCTGTTGCTTTTGAGGTTCGTCAGGGTGCTGCCGACCTCGTTCAAGATGGTTTCACCACCGCCGACCTCATGGCGGTCAACAAGGCCGGAGAGAGCGGCGTGTCCATTGTTCTCGTCCCCAACGCCAAGGATGAAGGCGCTATCTGGCAACGCCTCTCCAAGAAAGTGTTTGGTGAAAAGGCTATGTCCATTGAGGCCGAAACCCGCCTCATTTCTCGCAACATCGCCAAGGGCCTTGCTTCCGTCCCCCACCCCTTCACCAAGAGCCAGAACGATTTTGACGGCACACACCCTTGTGTCGTCTGCGGTTCTGTGGTGGAAACCGACACCTGCGAGCCGATTGACAAGGCCATTGGCTTTCCATTCTCCTTCGTAAATGCCCCCATTGAGCCACAAGATGACAGTTCGTCAAGTAGTTCTGACGATGATTCCACCACCGACGGTGCCGTTCAGGTTGCCCTTGACCCCAACACGGTAGCCGCCATCCTTCAGGCGGTTCAGGCCGGTCAAGATGACGATTCCAGCACTTCATCGTCCTCATCAAGCAGTTCGCCCAGCATGACTGACGACCAAGAGAGCAGCGACAGTTCCTCGTCTTCCTCATCGTCATCTAGCGATTCCAGCAGTAGTTCCTCATCGTCAAGTGACAGTTCTTCTTCCTCGTCATCTTCAAGCAGTTCATCATCCAGCAGTGACTCTTCCTCAACTTCCTCAGCCTCCGATAGTGAAATCTTGGGTGAGGATTGGAAAGACGGGCTTGACCCATGGCAAGTTGAGTTGGCTGAGAGCCTCGATGAGATGGTTGACGAGTTGGGCCGGATTCCCACGACCGATGCCGCTTACACGGACTTCTCGCCCTACCTTGCTCAAGGCATGAACTGCGCCAACTGCATCGCTTTCAGCGAAAACGGCTGTGATTGGGTTGCCGCCGACGCCCAGAGCAACGGCTGGTGCAAGTTCAATGTGGTTCCAGCACTTGAAGCCCACACCGCCGCCGTAGACATCTACTACAAGAGCCGTCGCAAGGCCGAGCCAAAGATTCCCACCCCACTTCAGGGCGTAGACGGAACAGACGCTGATGAGGATTCAGAGAACTTAGTTGAGGACAGTTCAGGCGTTCAGAAGATGGACGGCCCAACAGTCAACGCTGTCCATGTAGACGGTTCGGACAACGGTGGTGGAATCGGAGCCTTTTACGCAGGCAAGAAGAAGCCAAAGGTTGTCCCCCCCAACATGACGGTTATCGAGTCAGAGGAACCAACGCAACTCACTCCCGGCGTGATGCAAGACGCCAACCTCCTTCAGAAGTCTGAGGATAGTGAAATCGTTGGCACAATCCGCAAGAACGACGAACTCCGCTACACCCTCGCTCCTTGGTATGTTCCAAACCGTGCCGATGCACACGGCGAGTGGACTGACCCCGAGGAACTCCAAAAGGCCCTGTGGGGTTATGTGGAGAACGGCGACCGTGACATCCGCCTTCAGCACAATGTAGAGATTGTGGCTGGCAAGTGGGTAGAGGCTATGACTTGGCCCCACGAGGTCGAGGTTCCTATGTACAAGGCAGACAGTGGTGAAATCGCCAAGACGACCTTTCCTGCTGGCACTTCATTCCTTGGAGTTATCTGGGAGCCTTGGGCTTGGGATTTGGTCAAGAAGGGCGAGATTCGTGGTTTCAGCATCGGCGGAACCGGCTCTGGCGTTGAGGTTGACCTTCCCACGCAGTTTGACAACCCCCCAACCTTCCTAGGTGGTAACTAATGGCTTCTGGTCACCTTTCCAATAATGTTGCTCAGGCCAGTGCCACCAACGGCTCAGTATCTGTTTCATCAACCCCTGCTGGTGGAACGATGATTGTGGCTTCTAGCCCCACTCGGCTCCAAATCTTTTTGACCAACACCGGCTCCAATACCGTCACCCTCTCGTTGAGTTCCACCGCAACTGCTGGTCAGGGCATTGTCCTTTCCTCGGGACAGTCTGTGAACTTCCAAACCTACACAGGTCAAATCAACGCCATTACCGCATCGGGAACCACCACCGTTGCTTTTGCCCAAATCTAAGGAGACACAATGACAGACTTTGATGGTGAAATCCTTGAGTGGATTCAGGTAGCCAAAGGCGATAAGTGTCCCCTGTGCAAAGGAACGGGAAAGATTCGTGACGGTCACATGACCTGTCCGAAGTGTGGTGGAAAGAAAGTTGCCAAGGACGCCAACGAAAGCCTTTCAACCGTAATGCGCCACGACCAAGACCACGATGACTGGCACCGCAGTCACGGCGATGCACCTTGCACCTCAGAGGCCGATTGTGCCGCCAAGAGAGCCAAATACGCAGAGGTGAAAGCCGAACAGGGCGTAACCAAGGGCGATACGCCGGGCCATGCTTTCCATGGCAACCAATGGCTAACCGCACAAAACTCAAAATGGACAAACGCACAAAACTTGAGTAACCAACTACTCCCTGCCAACAACCTGCACCTTCATCACGAAGATGGGGCTGACCCAAAGGAAGTAGCAGGCCAGCACGAAATCGCCGCCATATTGCACTCAGGAATGTCTCAATCATTGCGTAAACTCGTCTTTGTTCCAAAGTCCGGCCTTCCAATTGCCAAAATCACTGCCGACTTGATAAACAAGGCTGCTGACCTCCACGAGTCGGCGGCTCAGGCTCACGATAAGGCTTCTCAAGCCACCCACGACCACGGCATCTCACAGGAAAGCATCAACGCTGCCATGACTGCTGCTCGTGCCAGCCGAGCCGCTACTTCTGCTACCAATGAAGCCTTCGATGTGGCTGAAAACGCTGGTATGGCTCCGGCTCTCGCACAAGCGCAACGCATGGGGATAATCTCTAAGGGCGGCCCGGGTTCCGGCGCTCAGGCGGGTCACCAATTCGAGGGAAACCAATACACGGGCGGACACGCCTACAACGGACGCACCGGAGCCGATAAGGGCGCTATCAGCACCATTCCCAAGAATGTCGGACACCGTGACTTCGACGCCAACACCACGCTGGGTCAGATTGGAAGAATGAATGTTCTCGCCGTTTCGGGTGGTCGAGTTCACACCCTGTTTGCCGATGACAAGCGTGGTGGTGGAAAAGCCATTGGTTTGGAATTCCCTGTTGGTCATGGTTACAAAGTCCGCACCTTCCTTGCCGACAATGATTCCTATACCGTCCAGCGAGTGTTCTCCCGTGCTGGAAAAGACACCGTGAAGGGTGAGGAAACCGATGTCTACGCACCAGAAGTCGGTGAGGCCGTTTACCGAGCAGGTATGTATGTCAATGTCCCCTTCGGTGGGCACAACCCCTAAACGGCGCAACTGATGTCAAGCATTGACAGTGAAATCCTCTTGTGGGTTCGTATCGCCAAGGGTGATGTTCCGGGCCATCAGTTTCACGGAAACCAATGGGAACCCGTCTCTAGCGTAAGTTCACTAAACGTTACAACCCGTGAAGCACACAAAATCGCTGGACTGCTCCAAACCCGTGCCAAACAAAATGAACCTGAAATCTCAAGGGAAATCAGGGAATCGTGCCAGCAGTTTGGTGGAAAACAAATCAAGCCAGAAATGGCTATCAAGGGCGCAGACAGCATTGAGCGCAAACTCATTTTGGACAGCAAAGAATACCTTGACACCGCAAAGGGTTCAGTTCAAGATGCTGCTGCGAACTTGGGCGACACGGTGCGTTACACCATTCAGTTTCCAACCGAAAAGTTCACCGAAGGCGTTTCCAAAACTCTCAACGACTTCAAAACGGAAGGCTTTGAGGCGGTCAAGGTGAAAAACTTTTTTAATAACGACCCTCAAAACTCTTATCGTGGCATCAACTGCGTTTTCCGTGATACCACCAAAAACCAATTGTTTGAGGTTCAGTTCCACACCCCCCAAAGTGGCGCAATGGTCAGCCAAGTCCACCCGCTCTACGAACAAGCCCGACTACTTGACCCCTCAACTCCCGAATACGCTTCAGCACAGCAAAAAATGATTTCAATGTGGCAGACTGTTCCGGTTCCTGCTGGCATTGATGCCGTTGGCAAACTATCAGTCAAGAGGTAACTATGGCTTGGACTTTCTACCAACTAACCGCCATTGACGGCACAAACAAACCCCTTGCTTGGTATCGCTATGACGGAACAACCCCACAGTATTGGGACGGTTCATCGTGGCAGAAGTCAGATACCTTGCTGGAAAAGTTGAGCGAGGGCGACCCCATGCTTGACAAACTGAACGCAGACCCAACCACTAAACCAGAGATTTCTAAATCTGAGGGTAGCATTTCAACAGAACATTCCGTTATGAAAGGCAGCGCCATGACCGACAATTTTGACACCACCCCTGAGTGGGAAATTGACCTCACAAAGGGTGGCCCCGGTTCAGGGCCTGAAATGGGTCACCCCTTCCGTGGCAATGGTATTACTGGCGGTATTCAGAACGCCATGGCGCACAACCCTCGTGGTGAAGTGGGCTGGGGGCGTAGCGAACACCTTGACGCTGCTAATGCCCACCTTCAGGCTGCTCTGGCGGCGCACAATGCTGGAAATCATGGCGCTGCTCGATGGCATTTTAACGAAGTCGCATACCACGCTGGGCTTGCCGGTCACCCAAAATTTAGTGACGGAAAAAACCGTGATGACCGTTCGATTCACCAGCAAGCCAAAACTCTTGAGTATGCTGCCCACCACGCAGGCGATGAGGCCGGTCGTGCCGGACACGCCCTTCGTGTTCTTGCAAAGTTGCATGAAACTGGCGCTTCGCCTCGTGCCCTTATGGAGGCTGCTGGAAACGCTACAAAGTTGCACGGTTACGCCGAGCGTGCTGCGACTGTTGTCTCCACTATCAACAACGGTATTCAGGCCAGCCGTATGGCAAACGCCCTTTCCGGTGTTGCTAGTGTTGCCCACAACCAAATGCCCAGCACGATTCCAGCGTAAGGGTTGTTATGGACATCACGAAAGGCGCATCACAAGACTTGGCAGTAGCACTTGCTACTTGCCTTGCCGATGCAACCGTGATGTATCACCGCACTCACGGCTTTCATTGGAATGTCGTAGGAACGGATTTTCCGCAGTATCACGCCAAGTTTGAGGAAATCTACACAGATGTGTATGAATCCCTTGACCCCATGGCTGAAAACTTGCGCAAGATAGGCGTGTTTGCACCATTTCGCCTCATAGATTTGGCTCGTATGGCATCAGTTCAGGATGACGCTGTGAGTGATTATCACCACCAGACGCTCGTTGTTTCACTGTTGACGACGAATGCGGGAGTTTTGGAAAGCCTCAACAGGGCATTTCGGGCTTCCACGGAGGCCAATCAGCAAGGAATTGCGAACTTTATTGCGGGTCGCATCGAACAACACACAAAGTGGGCATGGCAACTATCAGTCTCACTCCAAGGATAAGGATTTCACTATGTCAGACAACCTCAACGCAGAAATCGCTCAGTGGCTCAACAAGGCTGCTGGCCCCACCGCTCAGATGAGGGTGGACACCATTGACCACGGCGCATATGCTGCCAAGCACGATGTCGCTTCCGCCAAGTACTCAGCGATTGCTGATGCCATGGGTTCTGCTGCTATGGGTAATGACTCCCGTGCCAACTCGTTCTACGCCAACGCACACAAGGCCAGCCAACACGCCTCCGACCTTCACGCTATGGCCGCAGATGCTCACCGCATGGGTTCAATGGACGAGGCTCTTGAGGCCACCAAGAACGCCAACGATGCTTCTGACACCGCAGATGCCGTGAATGACGCTGCTGGAAAGATTGCCGAGGCTCAGGTCAAGGGTAACGACATTGTTGCTCAGGCCGAGGCTGGAAACAACAACCCCACAGCAGATGCCAACGCTCAACTTTACAAGGACATGGGCTACATGATGGGCGATGAAGACGACAGTTCCTCATCAAGCGATGATTCCAGCAGTAGCAGTTCCTCGTCAAGTAGCGACAGCACCTCATCAAGCGACCTCGATGACCTCGTGATTGCTGCCGAGAAGTCGGCTGACGCTGGTGAAAACTACCGGATGCAGTCCGTTCAGGCTTACATGAACAACGATCACGACATGGCTTCACAGTTGGCGATGCTTGCTGTTGACGCTTACAAGACCGCTCACGCTTACCTTCGTCAAGCCGCTTTGAAGGCCGGTATGAATGGTGGAATCGCCAAGGATGGTGGCATGATGAACTTGTGGTCAGACAACTACTCTGGCCCCGATTACGGCCCCAGCGACCCAGACGCAGATTACCCCCCCGTCACTGCGTTGGATTTGTCAACCGATGCTGATTTTGATGGCGAGCCAGACACCACTCCCGAGGGTTACTTGTTGCCCAACCACCCTCTGTACGCCATCGCTTATCCCAACGGTCAATAAATAAGGTTTTCCAAATCTCGGTGTAGCATTTTCACCAAGAGCGAAAGGCACTAAAAACTATGATTTCTGTTCCTAACAGCGAGCCAAAGACCGTCTCCTTCACGCAGGAGGTAGTCAACCAGACTGCCGAGATTGCAAAATCTCAAATCACCAAGATGGCTCTTGCCGAGACTGCTGCTCGTGGCGAAAAGGAAAGTGCCGACTTTGTTTTGGCAAAGGCTACCGAGACGCTCAAGAGTGCTGAAATCGCCTACCGTGAGAGCATCTCCAAGTCCGCTTGGAACAAAGATGACATCCGCAAGGCTTACAACAACGCCATCGCTGCTTACCGTGAGGCTGACCGTCGCCAGCAGGTTGCTGCTGAGGCATTCACCCTTGCCAAGGAAGCCCTTGCCGGAACCCGTGCGAGCGCCAATGGTGAAATCATCAAAGGTGAGTTCTCCGATGACAAGCGTCAGGAACTTGCCGCCAAGGGCAAGGCTATGCCCGATGGTTCTTACCCCGTCGAGAACGAGGCTGACCTTCACAACGCCATTCAGTCCTACGGGCGTGCAAAGAACCCCAAGGCTGTGAAGGCTCACATCATTACTCAGGCCAAGGCTCTTGGTGCTGAAGACGCTCTACCCGAATCTTGGAAGGCGGCTCCGTCACTTTCCACCGCAGTGCCCGCCAACAAATCAATTCTCCGAAAGGACAGTTCAATGGACTACCCAATTGACCCCAGCATGGGGATTCCCATGACCGATGGTGAAACCGATGCAGATGCTTCTACACCTTACGACACGGTGCTTTGCCCCAACTGCCTTGGTTTTGACGGCAATGAGGGTTGTCCTCACTGTGACGGCGTGGCTTACATCGCCATCATGAAGCAGGTTTCCACCTCCAACCCCTTCTCAACCGATGAGTTGTTGACCCGTCCGTTCCAAAAGAGCGAGGCTTACCAGAACTACATTATGAAGGGTGGCCCCGGTTCGGGTGCTAAGCCCGGACACCCTTTCGAGGGCAACCAGCACACGGGCGGTATGCGTGCTTTCAGCCGTGGTGAAATGGCTGGCAAGAGAGAGGGTTGGAAGCAGACCATCGGGCGTTACCAAGACGCTTACGCCACCCACATGGCAAATGGTCGCAAAGCCGCTGCTGACAGCAAGGCTATGTCTGCTGCTGGAAACCACCGTGGTGCCGCTGACAAGATGGAAGAGGCTGCTAGTCACTTCCAAAAGGCTCACGGCGCACTCAAGGGCATTCAGATGATTCACCAGCGTGAACTCGACAAGGGTTCGATGGGGGCTTCGCAGGCCACCGCCGACGCACATGGTCAGTTCGCTCGTAACCTCAAGGCTGGCGAGTATGGCACCGCCATGAGTGAAGTTGGTCGCCTTGGTGGAATTGCCGATGCTGCCGACAACGCTGCTTACAACGCTGGCGCATAAGGCGCTGTCATGTCCAATCCTTTCTCGAACGAAAGCCTTGTTCCAAACTGGACTGTGGCTAGTGAAATCCTAAAGGGTGACACTCCGGGGCATCCCTTTCGTGGCAACCAATACTCAGAAGGTTCTCTTTCGGATACATCAACCCGTCTGGCTAACTATGTAACCGACAACCGCAAGAATCTTTCACCTTCTGACGCCCACGACATTTTAGACAGCCACATGGAACACGCCCAAATGCACCGTTACGCCGCCGAACAGTTGCGTAACCATGTCGAGATGATGACTTCACCAGAGAACCTCCACCGTGATGGTGAGGCTACACAGGCGCAAGTCAAGGCCACCCTTGCCAAGGCTAAGGAATACAGCAAAGCCGCCGACCTCCACGAAGCGGCTGAGATGGCCCATGAGAATGCCTCAAATACCGTTCTGAAGTCACAGGGCGAATGGGGTGGGAAATTGGGCGTTGGTGAAAAGGCCCCTACCGCTTCACAGGTTTCTGCTGCTTCTACGGCTGCTGCCAAGGCTTCCATTTCTGCTGAAAACGCAGTTCCATTTACCGATGCCAATGTCCTACTTCCGCTAGGAGCGTATCGTGCCTGACATTCTGTCTTGGGTCAAGTACGCCCGTGAAGTGGAAATCCACAAGGCTGGCAACGCTCAGGCTCTCATTGACTGGTACAACAACGGCGCTGATGGTGGCATTGACTGGGGACAGCCCGGTGACTTCGAGCAGTGCGTAGCCATTGCAGGCAAGCACATTGACAACCCAGAGGGTTTCTGCCAACTCCGCCACATTGACGCTACGGGCGAGCCTTCGGGCCACGCTCCGGGTGAAAAGTTTGCCAAGGGTGGCCCCGGTAGTGGTGCGCAATCCGGACACGCTTTCAACGGAAACCAATACATTGCAGCATCAGAACGCCTTGCCAATCAAGGACGCAAGATTGGTCAAGACGCAGAAAGCCGTGCTTACTTCTTGAATGCGCCAGCCGCCTTTGACACTCCTAGTGCTGAAAAGAATGCAAGGATGGCAAACAGCCACTATGACCTTCGCCAAATGCACCTCGATGCCTCCAAGAAGTATGCAGAAGCCGACGAGGCAGCACGCCGAGAAGGTGACACAAAAGCCGCTCACCAATATAGTGAGAAGGCTTGGCGTCATGTAGCCGCATCTGACGCCCATCTGAGAGCGGCGACCGATTGGCGCAATGGAGTAGAAGGAAACACCATGGGTGCGGCCGACGCCTCTAAGCGTGTAGACCCCGCCGCTAACGCCGACACTCGCTGGGCTTGGAATAACTAGGAGGCATCAATGCCTAACCTAGATAGTGAAATCCTTTCTTGGGTCTACTTCGCTAAGGCAAAATCAACCAAAGCCAGCAACCTCAAAGCGATAGCCAAAAAGCACAAAAAGGCCATCAAGGGGGCCGTTATTGCTAGCGCCGTAGGCGTTTCAGCAGCCTCACACGCCATCGCAAATGGAACTGACCCAGCAACTGCCGTTACTCAAAATGTGCAGATAGACAACACACCCGTTCAAGATGCCTTGGGCGGTGTCTACAACGACTCTGTTTCAGCAGGCTCTAAGCATGGCGGACTTCTTCTTGCGATGGGCGCAGGTCTGGTTATCGCTCTTCTTGCTTCCCGCAAAAGCATGGACGATGTGGTTAGTGAAATCGCTTCGGGAATTGGAACAACCACTCTTGCCCTCATCACAGCCAGCCTGACTAAGGGCGCTGCTGGGGGTTTGGTCGGAAACGCATTGGAAGCAACAGTTCTTGCTGAAATCGCCTCTAACCCACGAATCTCCATGATTGCCAACACCGAATCCAACCGAGGCTTCAATGTGGGCGTTCAGGGTGCGTTTAAGGCTAATGGGATTCAGCAGTTTGAGTGGATTAACTCCGAGAGCGCCTGCCCCGTCTGCCAAGCCCTCGCCGGAACCCACGACATTAATGACGAACTCCCACCAGCCCACCCCGACTGTATGTGCAGTATCGAGCCATTGGATAATTTGGAAGTATCCTCGTAGTATGGACAACCTCGACCTTGCGATTGTGGAGTGGCTGGCAAAAGCCAAGCCCGATTACACCAAAATCATTTCTGGTCGCAAGGGCGTGCCGGACAACCAAGACCTGTATAACCAAGTCAAGGCTGATGCCCAGAAAAAGTTTGATGTCTACCCTTCAGCAGTAGCAAACGGATGGGTTGTTCAGGAATACAAGCGTCGTGGTGGAACCTACTCCAAGCCCGTAGAGAAGGGCGATATAAAAGGCCATGTGTTTCGTGGAAACCAGCACTCCGTTGGTGGCGTATCCGCTTTTGATGTCAAGAACCTTGTTTTCACCTCAACTTGTGCTTCCGGTCACGCCAATACAGTCAAAGTCCCTGATACTTGGGTGGAGCGCAATCCTGACGGCTCCATCACCGGACAGTTCGCCGCCTCTTCTCAGAGCCGAGCCTGTTCCACCTGTAGTCGCCCCATTGACAACCGATGGACGTTGGTGGCAGGACAGAGGGTTCTTCCAAACCCCAAGACACCGGAAAACTCTCAGTACGCACAGTTGGGAATCGGGGGACAGAACTATGTTCAGACGACCTCCACGCCCCCTGCGCAGTCCTAGCAAATCACCACACCCGTAGTAAAGTATGGGGTAAACGAAAGGCGGGCTGGTGGAAACCTCAAAGATGATTCAGAACTTGGTAAAAGCGAATGAAAGCCAGACCCTGTATTTCTATGAAGTCAACAGTCCCAACACCCTTGAGGGAACCGCCACGCTCACCGACGGGAAGTTCACCAACTTCACTGGTGGCGCTCAGTTTTGGATTGAGAATGACCGGAAACTTGCCAAGGAGTTGATGGGCCAAGACCTCACCGATGCTGATGTTTTTGAAGACCTTGCTGGTTGGAGCAACGGCGACACTTTTGTAACGACGACGCCGAGGTGAGCGGATTATGCGCTTTAGTGAAATCCTTAGTATTCTAAAAGGCGATGTTCCGGGTCACCGATTCCATGGAAATCAATGGTTGAACGAGGCGGGTGGCTTCGACCCAAATGGTCAAGGTGGAAAGCGTCAGCCCCGTGCTGCTCGGCCCGCTCCTGCACCTCGTCGTCAACCGGCTCCTAAGCCCCCTAGGGCGTCCCGTGAGGCCCGCAAACCCGTTGCGCCTACTCCTGCCCCAAAACCAGCCGGAATCACCCCCGACAGGAAGAGTTCATACATCGGCTCCAATTCTACGACTGTCGCCAAGAAACTTGAGGACTTTAGCAATGAGGGTGGAGCGCAACAAAGGGAAAACTACAAGGCCGAGATGTCAGATGGCTCCGTAGCCATGGTGAAACAAATTGGTCGTTGGAATGGAATCACGGGAGAGCGTTTGGCTCAAAGTGAAGTCCTTGCTGGAAAAGTTGGTGCCGCCACGGGAATACCTATTCGTGGTGCTGTTTTGCTAAAGGGAAGCAAAGATACCGTTGTTCAGCCCTTCCTTGATGGAAAAAGCGCAAAAAAAATTGGCGGCGCACCCCACAATCCCGTAGATGACCCCCAAGATGTCCCCAAAGCATTCCGAGAAAGTGCTGGTGAAATCAAGATGTTTGATGCCCTCACCGGAAATACAGACCGCCACTACGGAAATATTTTTATTGCTGGTGTGCCCAAAAACCATGTGGGGTGGGAGCAAGCGGCTGATGTCCCCGGCGCACACCTCGTAGGAATTGACCACTCTTTGTGCTACAACGACCTTCGTAGCCCCAGTTTCAGCAAACTCCGAGATGTGGCAGCGGAATATAAAATCCCCGACAGCCGTATTACTGAAATCGGTGCAGGACTCAAAAAACTCTTCAACAGTGGCACTCTCGACCCATGGGAGAAACAACAAGTTCGAGAATCTCTTGTCACATACTTCGATGCTTTCCCCAAGCAAATGGCAGGCGTGTAATGGCAACCATCGCTTTCACCGGCCCATTCCCTCAAGATGGCGACACCCCTGTGGGCACCATCACATTTGAGAACGGGATTATCACCTCAGCAACAGGAGTAGCCGCTCCGTTCTTGCGCACCTACCGTGAGATTGCCAACATGACCGACCAAGAGTGCATCAAGGCTTTCAGCACCGACTGGACGAATGGCTACTACCTAGCATTCCCGTTGCCCGAGTAGCGTGCCATGGACTTCCGCACCATTTTCACTATCCTCAAAGGGGATGTTCCGGGCCACAAGTTTCATGGGAACCAATGGCTAAGAGAAGATGGCGGCTTTGACCCCAACGGTCAAGGCGGTCGTCGTGGTGGAAACCGTGCGCCCGCACCGCAACCGGCTGTTGCAGTTCCAAAACCCCCACGAGCGCCTCGTGTAGCAAAAGTTCCTGCCAAGGTTTTGAGTTCTCTCAAAACTGGTGGAAAGTTCTTAGCGTTCAAGAGCAAGGAAATCGCCAAGACTCTAGGTGCCCCCATCAAGTTCCGTGGTGTTTTCAACAAAGGCATTCAGCCTGTAGAAATGAAAGACGGCTCACAGGGAGCCATCAAACTCATTTCGGGTCTAAGCGAGGAAGAAGATGCCAAGTGCGCAGTAAATGAGATTCTTGCTGGAAAGGTTGGCGAGGCCCTTGGGTTTCCATTCCGTGAGGCCCTTCCCGTAGCCGGTCAGCCAGACCAAGTTCTCTCCCCTTGGATTGAAGGAGGCCCACCCTCATCAAGGTCGGAGATTCTTTCAGCAAACCCCGACAATAAAGAACGCATGAACGAAATTCTGTTCTTTGACCAACTCACCCAAAACGGCGACCGCTTTAGTTACAACGGTAGTCAAATTGAAAACCATGGGAACTTCATGGTTGATTCCAAAAGCGGGCTTGTGTATGGCATTGACAATGCTTTTGCTTTTGGCCCGGCTGGGCTAATGGCTACTCCCGATTTTTCACTACTAAGCAACCCATCGCAGGACAACATCAACAAAATGTATGCGAACCTCGTTGACCTCAAGCAGACTTTTGCTTCAGCCGGACGCATCAATGACTACAACAACATGCTGGATAGGTTCAGAACAGGATTTGTAAACTATGTTCCAGCCTAACTTCGTCAAGTTCACCAACACCGACATCGTTTCCCGTGAACCGATGGGCGGAGACTTCAAGGGCAACCAGAACAACGGCTTAATCTTTGTTCAGTTTGCCGATGGCTCTGGTGGAATCGAGAAGTTGATGAAGGATTGGCACGGCAACAAGACGGGTCGCCTCTATCCTGCTGAAATCCTTGCGGTTCAGGAGTATCTCTCCGCTCGGGTGGGCGAAGTAATGAATGCTCCTGTGCGTGACTGCCGGTTTTCAGCAACCGATGCCAAAACTGTCATCATGCCTTTCATCAACGGCGAGTCTGGCGAGGAACTTGGGAAGAGCCAAGAAGACTGCTACCCAGACAACGCCCAAGGTGGAAACCTACGCCTGTTTGACTACCTGACAGCCAATGCCGACCGCCGACCCAAAAACTTGATGTACCCCGGCGACGGGCGCATTGTGGGCATTGACCATGCCCTATGTAACTTCCGGCCCCGCAAAGCCACCCCAGAGGTCGTATCAGCACTTTGGAACGCAGGACTGACTCTTGATGCCTTGCTTGTCTTACAGGGCAAATTAGGGGCACTACGGGGCGAGTTTCAGCAGTTCGGCATGGGTGACAAGTTCGCTCAGATGATGGAGAACCTTAACAACCTCATAACCGCCTTCCGTGCCCTCAATGCCTACGCCGTGGTGGAAAAAGACGCATTCACTCCACCTCAGGGCGTTCAACAGGCTGCTAAGCGAGCATTGGAATGGATTGCCGATGGCAAAGCAGGCTCAGGTTTCACCTCGGTAGGTCGCAAGAGGGCTTCAGACCTTGGTAATGGTCACAGCGTCTCAGAGGACACCTTGCGTCGCATGAAGGCATATTTCGACCGCCACCAGCCAGACAAAAAGGCTGAGGGATTCCACCAAGGCGAACACGGCTATCCGTCTCCCGGCAGAGTCGCATGGGATGCGTGGGGTGGAGATGCTGGCTACTCATGGGCAAAGAAGATGGTCGCTCACTTCAACAGCCAAGAGGTGAAAAAAGGTGACATAGCAGGCCACGAGTTCCATGGAAATCAGTGGGAGACTGTCGGCAACATCACGCCACAGGTAGCGTCATTTATCACCTCTAATGCCAAAAAGTTTTATGAAGCGGGCGGTTCCTTAGCGAACATCAAATCAGGAGCAACGGCACTGCCAACAGGCAAAAGTCTTTCGGAGGCCAAAGCGGATTTACGAGCAAAAGAAAAAGACCCGAGTAATAGCGAGCGTCAGCGTGAGGGATACGCAATGATGAGAGGCAACCTATCAGCACTCTCGCAAAAAGGACACGGTGCTTTTCTTGCCTTAGACAAAGAGGGCAATCTTGTCGGGGTTCTTGGATACATACAAAACAAAACCGGAACCGACCTTCATGTTACTGAACTTGGTTCCACCAACCAAGTACCGGGGACGGCGACAGCACTAGAAGTGGCACTAGCCAGAAGCGCCGGTAACTCGAACATTGCTAGTTCTGCGACGCCAGATGCTGAGGCGTATCACCTTTTGATTGGTCGCACCCTTATTCCCACGCAACACCCGATTGACAAAACGCCAGATAAGGCTATTTCACTATGGGATTCTGGCGAGGTCGCCGCCGTGCGCAATCTCCCCATCACCGAAAAATGGTACAAGGCTTCAAAGTCTGTTCAAAAGGGCGATGTCCAAGGACATGATTTTCATGGCAATCAGTGGACACAAAGCGAAAGTGGTAGCCAAGGCCCCAAACTTGGAGCCTTTTCACGCAACCTTAAAGAGTTCTATGATGCCGGTGGAAAAGTAGAGCGCATCCAAAACCCAGACGAAATGCACAAAATCCAAGAAGAAGCCTTGGCTATGCAAAGCGGCAAAGAGGGTAAAACTTCCAATACTGTTCACACCCCAGAGGAACGCCAAGCGCAGGGTGTTCGTTTTTTGTCCGAGGCCGCTCTTAACGCTGAAGTGGAATCACGAAATATGTTTGGAAACCCTGTCTACAAAGATTCATACCTTTTGGTAGCAAGGGACGCCAATGGCAAGATGGTGGCAGCAGTTAATGCGTGTATCCAACCATGGAACCGTGACAAGAATGGTGAAATGACCGACCAAGAAAGCGACCACCTCGCCGTCGGGTATTTGGGTTCTACGGGAACAGCACCCGGGGCGGCGACGGCAGTAATGGAACAGGCCGCTCAGATTGCCAGCGAAAAGGGCCTTCCCATGGCCTACACGACCACCGCCGACAGCAGTCCTTATCACCAGATGCTTGGCGCTTCTGATTTTGGAAGAGGTATTTCTGGCTTTACCGCCGAGCAAGTAAGCAATATTGCATCGCTTCCCAACCCTCAACCGACCATCAGCAAAGCAGTCGGTTCCCTATGGGCCAAGTTCGCTATCCGCTCGCTCCAAAAGGCCAAGACGCACAAGGACGATCACCTCAGTGACAAAGCAATCGAACTGCTCGCCCAAGAGCAAGAGGCGCACGAGGCAGGTGATGACGACAGGGCGGGCCAACTCCACTACCAAGTGCTGAACGAGGTCTACAAATAGAAAAGCCCCCACCCGAAGGCAAGGGCTAATTCCACGCTGGGCTACTCACCGTCGTCCCGTTTTCTAGGGCGTACCAGTCCTATTGCTCCCAACTTTCTGACCCACCCCAAGATAACCAACCTGCTCTAGGAGATAACAGGTTGCTTGTGGTGTTCAGTCTTGCCATCATCACACCACTCTGTGATTCCGGCTTTTCTGAGAACTCGGCTCCCAAAGCACTCGCCCGCTCAGGCTCTGACTTGGAAGCCATTTCTTACTACTCAACCATAGTAGAGCATGGGTGTAACACTTGTCAAGTCATTCCCAAAGTTTTTTATTTGACCCCACCTTGATTTCTAAAACCCCTTATTTCGCAAGGGTTTCAGAGTTCATTTGCCAGATGTGTGGTCTACGGGTAAACTTGACTATCCCCCAATGGGCAACCAAAGGAGGCGTTGTGTCCAACAACCCCATCACAATAAGCCGTTCTCAGAGCGGTCAGTCTTATTCCTCGACCAAGGCGAGCCTGTGATAGGCACGGTGCGAGGTGCGTTCCTCGTACTCAGCGTGCTGGCTCTCTTGATTGTGAGCGTGGTATTCAACGAGCCTCACGCTCCCAAGGCAGAGGCATCTATGCCTGTTCACCACATCACGGCTACCCACCCAAG